TCCGTGGCGGTGGTTTGGATGTCGTAGTACCAGGCGATGCCCTGGTCATCACCGGTCGTCGTGTCCGGTTCGCCGATCTCGGCGTCGAACGCGGCCGGCGTTGCCACGCTCGTCCAGTCGTCCTGCTTCCAGACCGCCAGGACGGCCACCGAGCCGTCACGGCGGATCGACAGGCCCGGGTAGGCGATGTCCGCCGCGCTGGAGTTGAGCTGCGTCTGCGGGCTGGTGAGGGTGGCCAGGTACCGGCCGTCGTCCAGTTCCAGCGACAGCCCCCGGAACGTGGCGATCTGCGCGGACGTGTCCGCGCCGGCCGCACCGCCGGTGAACGTGACCGTCGGGTCGTCGGCGCCGGTCCCGTCCACGTAGTAGCGGCCCATCAGCCGGACGTTGCCGAAGTCGGCCAGGTCCGTCCAGCCGGACGGCAGGTCGACGGTGCCGGTACCTGAGTTGCGGATCGCCGCCCAGCACAGCATCGCGTCGCCGGCCGCCGTCGACGCGTGCGGGTTCGGCTCGACATCGTCGTTGACCGCGTGCGCCACCGCCCCGGCGCCGATGAAGGTGACGGTGTCGGTCACCATCGCGGTGACCGACATGGCGTTGCCGAACGCCTGCAGGTAGTACGGCTCCGCCGTCGTCGACCACGGCGGCCCGGACGACGTCGCCAGCTTGAGACTCGTGCCGTTCGAGGCGACCGCCGCGGCGAGCGTGCTTCCGCCTGAGTCCATCTGCCACACCTCCATCGGCCAACCCGGCCGCAGGTTCCACGTGATCGAGCGCGTGTGCGTGCCGATGACCTCGGTACGGCCGGCCACGATCGCCGCGTACTGGCCGGGTGGTAGCCACGCCGGTAGCCCGTCGAGGCGGACCTGGTCGCCGGTCTGCAGCGCCGCCAGCGTCGCGGCGAGCGTCGGGTCGGCGACGATGGAGGGTGCCGCGAACTCGACCGTCAAGCTCGGGTAGCGCAACTCATCCCACGTGCCGAGGTGGCGCAGCCACGCGGCGAGCTCGTTGAGCTGAGCGTCGGTGGCCACGTTGGCGTCGACCGGGCCGGTGTCGCGTGGGCCGATCCCCTCGGGCGGTTCCTGCGTGGTCAGCGTGTGGTGCGGGTCGACCGCTGTCTCCAGCACCGAGCGCGCCGATGAGCCGTCCGGGCGGGACACGGTGACGTCGTTGTGGGCGAACGTCAGGTCCTCGGTCGGCTCCAGTGGCGGGGCGATGTGCCCGGCCGAGTAGTCGAGCAGCGGCCCGTACTGGTTGTACAGGCTGACGCGCGTGCGGTACGTCAACCCGAGCGCCGTCCTGGTCTCGAACAGCGACCCCTGGTCGGCGACCGCCGCGGCCTCCAGGTTGGTGAGCAACGTCTCGGCGGTCTGCGGCCCCACCGCGGCGGTGTCGTCGAGGTCCCCGACGCCGACGAACGCCACACCCTCTTCGCCGCACAACCGCTCGATCCGCCGGCCAGCCGTTTCACCCGCGTGGCCGATGGCGCCGGAGTACCGGTCAGCCGGGTCGGAGCTGTTGTTGAATACGGCCAGGTTGCGCACCGACAGCGAGGCGAAGTTCTCCACGGCGCCGTCGACCACCCGGCCCGGCGTGTAGACCCGCTGGACGCGGCCGATGTCGCCGGCCACGATCCCGATCACCGAGTTGACGATCGTCCCGTCGGCCCACAACTCCAGGTCCATCGTGGACGCGCCGGTCTGCAGCAGGTTGATCGTCAGGTGGTGCCAGGTGCCGTCGATGACCTGATACCCGGAGTCGGCCAGGAACGTCGCGATGTTCCCGGCGGCGTCGTAGAAGTACACGTTGATCTGCGGCGTCCCGGCGCCGTTGTCGTGCACCAGGTTCAGCTCGCCGCGCACGAACTTGGCCGTGTCTGCGATGTCGAACCCGATCACGTTCATCTGGTCGTTGACGCCGTCGGCGTGCGGCTCCCCGTACACCGACACGTCGATCTGCCACTGGGTGTTGGCGGTCATCGACACCGGCCCGGTCAGGACGCCGGTGTACCCGCCGTCGCCGTCGAGGAGTTCCGGCGCCTTCCCCTGGCCGAGCGGCCCGTCGATGGCGGCGAAGGCCAACGTCCCGGTCAGGGTCATCGGGGCACCACCGGGCAGGGCTGAGGCCGCCTGCGTGGCGTCTGTGCCGTCGGCGAGCGGCCACAACGCCACCGGCGTCGCGGCGAGGGCGGCCCGTTCGGCTGGCGGTCGCAGCGCGCGGGCGCCTTCGGTGAGCCTGCGTAGGATGCCGGCGGCCTTGATGGGTGTGCGGACCTTCGCGTCGCCCAACTCCCAGCGCGGGTTCCACTCCGGGATCTCCTGCACGCACCGGACGTCCCCGTCGACGGCGACACGCACCGGCAGGTTGCGGCCCAGCTTCCGGTAGAAGGTGGAGCCGGGTACCCGGTTGGACCAGCGGCCCGTCTTGTCCGGGTCGTAGAGGCTGAACGTGCACGAGCCGGGCGAGGACAGCACCGACCGGGAGTCCGCGCCGTCGGTGATCGTGATCGGGTCGCCGGTAAGGACGTAGCTGGTGCCGCCGGTGATGTCGGTCCAGCCGCCGTCGATGTACAGCTCGACCGTCCTAGCCACGGTGACCACCACCGTCACGGCCAGCAGCGCGGACGTCAAACGCAGCCACAGCTCACCTACCGAACGCCGCTTGGACACTGCCGCCACCCTCAACCTTGACCAGGCGCTTGATCAGCTCGACGATCGCCCGGTCGTTCCCGACCACCCGCAACGTCACGGCCTGGCCGCCACCACCGCCACCGGACGGGGTGACCCGCTCCCCGGCGCGCAGCACGGCGAGGGTCTCCGACCCCATCGCACCGGAGACGATTCCGCCGGTGTGGAACGTCGGCAGCTTCGGCGCGGCGAACGTGTGCCCACCCAGGCCCGGAATCCAGCCGGGTACCGTCCACGACAGCCGACCGACCGTGTTGTTCCAGGCGCGGGCGACGAAGTTGAACGCGCCCCGGAACGCGTTCTGGATCGCGCTGGCGATGCCGCCGAAGACGCCCTTGATGCCGGGCCACAGGGTGCCTGACATCCAGCCCCACACGGCTTGCGCGGCCGATTTGATGCCACCCCACGCGGCGTTCCAGATGTCCTGGAACCAGGTCGTCTTCGTGGCGATCAGGACGATGAGGGCGACCAGCGCGGCGACCGCGACGATGATCAGCCCGACGGGACTGAGGGCCATCACGACACCCAGGGCGGCGTGCACGGCCGTCCAGATCTTCGTCGCGACCACGATCACACCGATCGCCGCGGCGAGACTACCCAGCCCGGTGGCCAGTGGCACCACCCAACTGGAGTTGCGTGACAGCCAGCCGAACGTGGCCTCGATGTGCGGCACCGCCTTGGCGAGCTGCTCGACGAGCGCGGCCTGCGCCTTGCGTTTGAACGAGTCGAGGCGCGCGCCGGCGGACTGCTCCAGGGTGGCGCCCATCCGGTCGGCGGCGCCGGCCACGTTACCCATCTGGTCGGCGGCGCCGGTCAGGTCCATCGCGAACAGGCTGGCGCCGAGGTCCTCGGCCTTGGTGCCGAACAGGGCGACGGCGGCCTGCGCCTGCTTGGCCGGGTCCCTAATCGCCCGCAGCTTGTCCAGCACGACGTCGAACGCGGCCGCGGCCTCCGGCCCGCCCTTCGCGAACACCCGGGTCATCTTCGCCGCGTCCAGGCCGAGCGCCCGGTACCCCTCGGCGGACAACTTCGACCCGTCGATCGCCCGGATCGAGAACTCCTTGATCGCGTCGGCGGCCGTGTCGGAGTCCCGGGCGCCGGCCTTCAACGCCTGCGACATCAGCCCGAGCGCCGCCGGCCCGTCAAGGCCGAGCTTGCGGAACTGGGTGCCGTACTCGTTGAACGTGTCCAGCAGGTCCTGGCTCTTGTTCAGGCCCTGCTGCTGCGCGCGGGCGAGCAGGTCGAATGCCTCCTCAGCCGAGCCGGCCATGCCGGTGCGCAGCATCTGCGTCACCGCAGCCGACACCCGCGACGCGTCCTCCTGCATCACCGTCGACAGGTTCGCCACCTTCGCCGCCACCCGCTCGATCTCCGCGCTGGTGGCGTCCTCCGCAAGGAGACCCTGCTGCCAGACAGCGCGGACCGCGTCCGCGGCGTCCTCCATCGACGCGACCACACCACGGCCGTACAGGTCGCCGGTGATCCGCCCGAGGTCGGCCGCGAACTCGCCGCTCGCGCCGAGCTGCGCCGCCAACAACGCGTCGACCTTGCTGCTCTGCAGACCCGCAGCGATCCCAGCGGCGAGCGCGACCCCGGCCGCGGCACCAGCGGCGGCGCCGACCAGCTTGAGCTTGTCGAACGACTTACCCATCGCGTCGGTCGACCGGTCGACCTTCTTCACGGCCTGGTCGATGCCCTTGGTGTCGCTGCCGAACGTCAGTGTGACCTGGTTCTTACCGGCCATCAGTCGACCACCACCCCGGCCTGCCGGGCGACGCCGACCAGCGCCCGTTGCATCGCGTCGACGAACTCGTCCTGGTGGTCGAAGTAGGTCCGGTACAGGTAGCGGCCCTCCTTCAGGAACGCCCGCCGGACACTCTTGTTCCGCCCGACCTGGCCACCGAAGTCAAGCCACGGGTAGTACGGGGCGCGGGCGCTGCCGCCGGACACGCGGGCGCTCGTCCGCGTGGACCGGGCCTTCAGGCTGGCCCTGGCCCGCCCGGAACGACTGGGTACCTTCGGCAGCGCCTTGTCGATGATGACGTCGGTGGCCTCGTTCAACGCGAGACGCACCGCCTTGGGCAGGTTGCTGTCCAGGCGTTTGAGGGCACGGTTGAACTCGCGGAGCCCGGACACCCGCACCTGCTCAACCACGGCGTCCTCCCTTCCGCGTCTTCAACGTCTCAAGTTCCTGCTGCTGGGCGATGAACGTGTAGTACGCCTGCCAGCCGAGGAACTCGCTGTTGCCCATCTCGTCGCGCAGCCCGGCGACGGTCATCGACAGCTTCTGCGCCAGGTAGTGCTCGAACTGCAGTTCGGGGTCAGTCGCCAGCGCTTTTGTATGCGGCCTTCGACGAGTCCTCCAACAGCCCGGACAGTTCGGCGATCCGTGTGGACACCGGCTCGATCTCGCCGGCCGGCGACGAGTCGTACCACTGGGCGACCTCGTCGGCGGTCAGCGGCGGGTCGACGATCCCGACGACGAGCATGTGCCGTTCCAAGGTCGCGGGGTCGGAGCCGGCCTGTTTGCCGGCCATCACCTCGGCCCGCGTCAGGCCCCGTACCCGGATCGTGCCGACGCCCGGTAGTTCGACGTCGGCTTCGGGCATCCGACGCCGCAGCAGCGCCTCTTTGTCCACAGCGGATCTCCTTATGCCTGCGCGGTCGAGTCGACGTCCCCGGTCAGTTGCAGCTCGGCTGACCAGGCGACCATGTCAGCGACCGGGTTCGTCTCGGTGTAGCCCTCGACGAGGACGCTCACGGAGTCCTGCGCCTTGCCCGAGCCCGTGCCGTCCGGCCGGCGGATCAGCGTGACGACCGTGCCGATCAGCGGCTCGATCACCGCACGCGGCCCAGCCGCCGTGTTGTCGTAGATGCCCGACATGGAGCCGGTCCCGTCGAGGAGCCCACCTTCGTAGGCGTGCGAGTTCGCGCCGTAGCAGGTGACGTCGTGCTTGTCGGCGGTGCGGCCCAGCTCCGACGTGTTGGTGAAATCGGACAGGTCGTCGCCGTCGATTGAGATGAACGTGTTCTTGCCGTGTGAGAACGCCATGTCGCAGCCGCCCCTTTACGCGCTCGCGCCGATGATCACGATGTCGTACGTCACGCTGGTGCTGCCCGCCGAGTTGGTGATCCGCAGCAGGTCACCGGTCGTCGCGGTCACCGCGTAGCCGGTCGCGTCAGCGACACCGGCGACCAGCGCCAGGCTCGCGCCCGGCCGCAGGATCACCGCGTCGGCCTCGGCCACGACCCACGTCAGGAACGTGCTCGTGGCGTCCCCGCCGACGAGGACGTTGTTCGTGTTGCCGGCCGCCGCGGTCACGATCAGCGCCTTCACCCGCGCGAACGTGAGCGTCGTGCCGTTGGCGTCGGTCAGCCCGCCGGCCAGGTCCAGGTCGTCGTCGCCCGACGCCGCGATCGTGCGGGTGTCGGAGAACACCAGGTCGGCCTGCCCGGCGCCGGTACCGGAGGTCAGCGACACCCGGTTGCGGTAGTTCAGCGGGGACGTGGCGGTCACCAGGTCCCGCGCCGTGGTCAGGTCAGCCACGCACTGCGTGGTGAGGACGGTCGTCAAAGCCATTTCAGCTACTCCCGGAACCTGCGATGTCCAATGTGAACAGTGCCGCGACGTGCTCGACGCCGCCGATCGTCACGGTGTCGAAGTCGATGTCGACGACCCGGATCGTGTCGAACGCCGTGTAGGTGCCCGACTCCAGCACCGCCTTCAGGCTGGCCGCGCCGGACCCGTCGCAGTACTGGCCGAGCAGGTCGCGGGTCTGCCGCTCAGTCGGCACCCCGACGACCACCACCACCGGCAGGGTGATCCGGTCCATGCCGCGCCCGTACGTCTCGTCGAACGTGTACGTCTCCGGGTACGACACGACCGCGGCCGGTGGCGTCACCGAGCCCGGCGGCCACGCCCACACCCGCAACCCGGCGATCGTGTCCAGCCGGACCGCGACCTCATCCATCACGTCAGCGAGGTCCACTGTCAGGTCACCTCCCGCCCAGGTAGTAGGCGACGGAGTTGACGGTGAGGCTGCCCGGGGTAATCGACGCCGGGCTCGACGCCTGCCCGGTGTGGAAGATCGACGGCAGCGCGGTGTTGACCGCGAGCCGGTCCGCCGACGACGCCGACGTGGCGATGTTCGGGGCGGTGCCGTAGGTGGTGAGCAGGTGCAGGTAGTAGTTCCCGGCGGCCAGGTCCAGCGACGCGGTCAACGCACCCTCACGCCACCCGGTGGCGGTCAGGTCCATCTCGCCGGTAATCCCGAGGCGGGCGCCGGCCTGCGAGTACACGGCCATCGTGTTGTTGCCGCCGTCGGTGGCGCCGGCCGTGACCACCCAAACGCCGAGGTGGGTCAGGGTCACCGCGCGCGGCACGTGGCACAACACGTACACGGCGACGCCGGAGTTGAGGGCGAAGTCGTCGGCGACCGCGGCGTCGGGCATGGTGACGACCTGCAGCCCGAACTTGACCGCGTACGGGTCGAGGGGGACGACGGTGGCCCACGCGACCCCGGTGGACTGTGCGGAGTCGGCGACGAGGGCCTGACCATTCGTGCCGACGGCGACCCGGGCCAGGGTGTTGTCGGCGGTACCGGCGAGCAGGTCACCCTTCGCGTCCACCGTGGACAGGGCGACCTTCCCGGCCAGGTCTGTGCTCAGGTCGGTGACCTGCGACTGGGCAACAGTGACCGGGTCGGCTCCGGCGGAGGCGTGCGTGGCGGCGTGCGCGGTCGGGGTCCGGGCGTCGGACAGCCGGGCGTCGTCGCCGCGCGCGGCGGTCGTCGACGAGCTGCCGTACGCCACGGTGAACGTGCGGTCGGCGGACAGGTCACCTCCGCCGGTCAGGCCCGTGCCGGCGATCACCTGACGCGACGTCGGCACCCCACCGGCGGCGGCGGCCCACTTCACCCCGGTTGGCTGCGCCGAGTCGGCGGTCAACACCTGGTCGTTGGAGCCGACGGCAAGGCGGGTCACTGTGTCGGCCGCGGTTGCGACGAGCAGGTCACCCTTGGCGTCGACCAGGCTTTCGGCGATGACGTCGGAGGCGAGGGCGTACGTCACCACGGCGGGCGGGGTCACGGCCGGGGCGAGGTCGGCGAACTCGACCGAGCTCGGCGAGGCCGGCAGCTCGAGGTCGAACCGGTCCCGCCACACCGACGTCTCGACGCGGACGTCGTACACCCAGTCGCTCGGGCTGATGTCCGGGTCGTCGGTGGCGATCAGCGCGATCGTGAACTCGCCGTCGTCGTCGAGTTCGGCGGTCACCGTCTGCGGGCCGATGATCACGTTGTCGGTGGTGTCGCGTAGCGCGACGGGGATACGGAAGTGGACCCGGCCGGCGGCTGGTGCGCCGCCGTCCGGGGACACGATCTCGCCGTGGACACTGACCGTGGTCACGGCCGCTGGCAGCGGCATCCGCGCACCTCCCTCCGGGTCTCAGGCACTTGCCCACCACCGCATGTACGAGCCGAGCGACACGGCGACGTCCGGATCCAGCTTCGCCAGCAGCCGCAGCTCGTTGCCGAGGTCCGGCGAGCCGGCCACCCCGTACGGGGAGCCGCGCCTCGCATGGAACCGCGACGCTTGCAGGTAGCACGCCAGCTCAACCGGCTCGGGTGCCGCCGTCCACCCCCACGGTGCGGTCATCGCCAGCTCGTACTCGTCGCCGGTCGGCTGGACCGTCGAGTCCGTGTCGACGACGAGGACCTCCCACGGCCGGCCCTTCGCCGCCGCGTTACGCGGCTCCAGGGTGTACCCGGTCAACGCGCTGCCGGCGACCTCGACCGTGACGTCCACTGTGCTCATCAGGTCGTCGATGACGGCCAGCCACCTGCCCCGCCGCCGGTCATACACCGGGGTGTAGAACCGCTCCTCGGGTGCGTCCACCTTGCCGAACTGGCGGCCGCAGTGCTTGTCGATCGCCCGGGAGGCGGCCGCGATGGCGACACCGAGCTCGGTGTCGTCGTCGGAGTCCGAGATCCTGAGATAGGCGCACAGCTGCGCGACCGTCAGGTAGTTCGGCTTCCATCCCATCGCGGCCGCCCAGCGCCCTTTACAGGTTGCTCGGGACGGCCAGCACGATGCAGGAGACGTGGTAGTCGTCGGTGGTGCCCTGCATATCGGCCGAACACCGAATCCATGGGCGGCCCGGCTGGACCTCCACGGCGATCACCAGAGTGTCTTCGGTGACCGCACCCACCAAGGCACCGTCGATGACGTGGGTGGAGGCGGCGGCCGGGGTACCGATGCTGCCCGAGCTGTCGGGAGCGTCATAGACGGCCCAGGTCACAGCGTCGGTTGTCTGCGTGGCAGCGGCCCGCCCGGCGAACACGACAAGGATCCGGTCGCCCGGCTTGTAGTTCGCCTCGGCCGCCAGGTTGATGTCGTCGGGCGTCCCGAAGTCGAAGTTCGTCTCGGTGGCGTCGGTCAAGATCAGCGTGTCGACACCCAGCACCTTCGCGCCGGCCATGTCCCACTTGTGCACAGTGCTCATGTCGTCTCCCGATCAGGTGTTGTTCTGCAGGATCACGTACGCGGAGCGGTTCTGGATGTTGCCGTCCGCGCGCTCCCAGCCGGAGAACTCGACCTGACCCTGCGCCGCGCGGGTCCACGGGTTGACCACGACCACGAGGTTCTGCACGCGGCGGATCACGTACGCCTCGCGCAGGTCCCCGTACGCGATCGGGAACGTGTCCCCGGCCGAGGACAGCGTCGGCATCGCCTCGTCGATGACCACCGGCCGATCCAGCAGCATCCGCCTCGGCGCCCCGGCGATGCTGTCGTCGCGGCCCATGATCAGCGGCCGGTTGTTGCCGTCCAGAATCAGCCGGATCTGGGACCAGGTGTTCCGCTTCATCAGCCACTTGGCGTTGGACTCGTACGCCTCGTCGAGCAGGTCCTGCGTTTCGAGCAGGTCCTCGTAGTCGAGGGTGTCGGCGGTGTCGAGGTCCCGGTCGGCGGTCAGGCTCGACGCGACGATGCCCTTCGGCTGGGCCACGCCGGTGCCGGTGCACCAGTGCGCCGCCTGCTTACGGGCGATCCGGGTACCCATCGCCCGGGTGACCAGGCCGACGATATCGAACGCCGAGTCCTGCAGCAGCTCGACCGACACCCGCAGCGGGGTGGCCGTGCCGGTGCCGGCGGCCGTGTACTTGTGCGCGCCGAGCGTGACGGTGCCGAAGACGAGGTCGTCGCCGTCGGCGACGGCACCCTCGGCGGCGATGTCGCCCTCGTTGGCGGTGTCGTCGAGCGACGGGTACTCGATCGGGTTGCCGGTGTCGGTGTTGAACGAGTCGACCTCGGCGGCGAGACCGCCGAACGACTGCATCACCTCGACGAGCTTCTTACGGAACCCGGACGGCACCGTGTACCCGCCGCCCGCGGACGTGCCGACGCCCTGATCGTTCGTGACGCGCAGCCCGGCGATGTCGGCGTTCGGCTGGCCGGTGCGCAGGTACGCCTCGAACGCCGTGTCGAGGGTGTCCTCAGCGGACGGAGCCGGGCGGGGCACACCGGCCGGGACGATGACGGTGTTGTAGGCGGTGTTGCGGGCCTGGATCTCGTTGGTCCGGCGGACGTTCTGGAGTTCGGTCTCCAGCGCCTCGTAGTTCGTCACCTCGTCATCGGTGAGGCTGCGCCCTTCGGCGCCGTCGATGATCGCCTGAAGCTCGGCGAGGATCTCCTCAATGGTTCGCACTTCTCACCCCTTCAGGGCTACCCGGGCACGTGCCCGGATCATCTGGCTACGCCGGTCTTCCGGAGCCGCCTCGGTCTGCTCGTCTTCGTCCTCGCCGTCGCCGGCGTCGGCCTGCTTGTCGTTGTTGACGCGGTCGGCGAGGCCGGCGTCGACGGCCTGCGCGCTGGAGTACCAGGTTTCGGCGTCCATCGCCGCGGCGAACTCGGCTGCGGAACGGCCGGACCGGTCGGCGTAGATCTGGGCAATGGTGGCGTCGATGTCGTCGAGGACGTCGGCCATCTCCCGCATGTCGGCCTTGCTGCCGAGCACGATCCCCCGCGCGTTGTGGATCATCATTTTGGCGGGTTTCTCGATCACGATCTCGTCGCCGGCCATTGCCAGGAACGACGCCGCCGACGCGGCGATGCCGTCCACGTAGGACACGACGTCGGACGGGTGGTTCAGCAACGCCGCGTGCATCGCGACCGCGTCGAACACCGACCCGCCGCCGCTGTTCAGGTGCAGGTCGATGCCGTCGCCGCCGATCCCGTCGAGCTCGCGGACGAACTTCGCCGCGGACGTCGCCTCGTCGTCGAACCACGAGTCGCCGATGTACCCGTACACCCGCACCCTCGTGCGACCCTTCGCGGCGGCGGTGATTCGCCACCCGCCGGGCTCACGCGGGCCGCGCTGCTCCGGTGCCTGCTGGCCGCGGCGGGCGATGGTCCGGCCGCGTTCGGCGAGCATCTCAAGCCGCTGCAGGTTCACGTTCACGCTCATCCTCCTGCGCCGGGGCGGACTGGCCGCGCAGCACGTCGCCGCCCGCGATGGGGTCCAGGCCGCGGATGCGCCGGTACTCGTTGGGTGTCATCAGCCCGGCTTCGACCTGCGCGATCAGCAGCGGGATCTCTTGCTCCGGCGCTGGCTGGAGTAGCCCGGCGAAGTCGAACTCGCAGAACCTTGGCGCCGGCAGCAGCCGGGACAGGCGCTCCTCGAACCGTGACGTGTACGACGAGAGGGTGTATCGGGACAGGCCACGGTTCTGTTCGGCGACGCCGGTACCCCACGAGGTCTGTTTCTCGGTCTGCATCAACAGGTGCGGGGGCACCCCGGTCCAGCGGGAGACCTCCTCGACGCTGAATTGCCGCGACTGAAGGAACTGGGCATCTTCCATGCTCATCGTCCAGGGCGTGAACTTCATCCGCCGGTTGATGACCGCGATCGACGAGGCGTTCTCCCAGCCGGCGACGTTACGGTTGAGCCCTTCCTTGATGGCCTTCGCCTCGTCGTCGTCGACGTCCTCGTCGGGGGTGAGGATGCCGGAGATCAGCGCGCCGTCGCTGAACAGCTTGGCCGCGGCCCGGTCCCCGGCGATCGCCGTACCGAGCGAGTTGCGGGCGACGCTGATGACCGACATGCCTCGCAGCCCGTCCAAAGACGGCCCCATGACCTGCGTCATCGTCGTGGCGTCGTAGGTCTTTCGCACCGTGCCGCCGTTGGGCAGGTCCAGGTTCGCCGTGTACAGCTTCCCGCCGGGAACGTCAGCCCACTCGACCTTGACGGCCAGGGGGTGGATGAGCCTCAACGCCGCGACCGAGCCGGCCCCGTTGAACACGTGCTCGGCGAACGCGTCGCCGTGCGCGAACACGTGCAGGACAGCCTGCTCTTTCCACTCGAACGCGGTCGGGCCGAGCGGGCCGCCGGGGTTGTCGATGAACGACGAGACGCGGGTCCGGGTGCCCTCAACCTCGCGCAGGGTCCGCAGCGGCAGCCCGGCAACCTGCGAGGAGATGATGACGCCGGCGCGGTAGAACGCGGACAACCCGAACGCGGAACCTTCGCCGACCTGCACACCCGCGTAGTTGGGTTGGCCGACGCCGAGCCACTCGGCGAGCGCCGGGTCGGAGATCGACCGCAGCGTGTTGGCGGGCTCTTCGCGCCTACGCCACGGCCACCACTTCACGACGTGATCATATGCTCACATGCACATGTAAACATACTATCGGGTGGTGGACACGCAACCCGGACCGCTGGAGACGTCGGTAGCCGCCGCGCTCACCGCACGGGCCACCACCGACCCGCACGACGCGGCCGCCGAGCAGCTCGCCGTCCACTACGCCACGCTGATCGACGCCGCCGCACCGGCCGCGAAATACCGCAGGCCACTGGAAACGCTACAACGCGCCGTCGCGCTCCTCGACGCGCTCTCCGGCGGCGACGACCAGGACAGCGGCGAGGACGCCACAGAGGCCCTCGCCAAGGTCCGTGACGCGCTCGCACAGCACTCCGTCGCATCCGACCTCGGCCCGAAACTCCTCGCCGCGCTGGAGGCGCTACAGCTCACGCCACGCGCCCGCGCCGCCGCCATGAAGGGAGGCGCCGCCGGTGAGCCAGCCAAGTCCCCACTCGACGAACTCCGCGCCCGTCGTGCTCGGCGCCACAGTGCCGAGGCTGTGGACGCCACCGCTCCGTGACCTGACCCCGGACACCTCGTACGGGTACGACGTCATCGACTTCGCGCGAGACGTCCTCGAAACGCCGCTCGACCCGTGGGAAGAGTGGGCCGTCATCCACGCCGGAGAGCTGCTCCCAGACGGCCGGCCCCGGTTCCGCACCGTGCTCATCATCGTGGCCCGCCAGAACGGCAAGACCCTGCTGGCGAAGGTGCTGATCCTCTACTGGTTGTTCCTCGAGCTCGTGCCGCTCGTGCTCGGCACCTCCACCGACCGCTCCTACGCCAAGCGCACCTGGGCCGACATCTGCGAACAGGCCAAGGGCAACGAGTGGCTCGCGAGACGGCTCGGCCCCAAGGCCGAGCGGCTCACCATCGGCGAGGAAACCCTGACCACGCTGGACGGCGCCGAGTACACGTTCGCCGCGAACAACCGACGCGCCGGCCGGTCGATGACCCTGCACCGCTGGGTGTGCGACGAGCTGCGCGAACACTCCACCTGGGACGCGTGGAACGCCGCCACGAACGCGATGAACGCCGTACCGACCGCGCAGACCGTGTGCATCACCAACATGGGCGACGACACCAGCATCGTGCTCGACAGCCTGCGCGACTCCGCGATGCAGTACATCGAAACCGGCGAAGGCGACCCGCGGCTCGGGCTCTTGGAGTGGAGCGCGCCGCCCGGGGCCGACCCGACCGACCTCGACGCCCTTGCCCAGGCCAACCCGAACCTCGGCCGCCGAGTCGACCCCGACGCGCTGCTCGGCGCCGCCCTGCGCGCCAAACGAGCCGGCGGCCTCGAACTGACCGGGTTCCGTACCGAGGTCATGTGCCAGCGCGTCCACCAGCTCGACCCCGCGATCGACCCCGACGCCTGGACCGCCTGCGGCACCGGCGAGCCACTCGACCTCGCCGCCCACCGCAGGCAGGTCGCCCTGTGCCTCGACGTCGCATTGGACGGCTCCCACGCCAGCCTGATTGCCGCCGCCGTCGTCGACGGCCTCGTCCACGTCGAAGTCGTCGAACGCTGGGCAGGGTACGGCTGCACCAAGCAGCTCCGCGACGAGCTGCCCGCCATCGTCGCCAAGGTCAAACCGCGTGCGGTCGGCTGGTACCCGGCCGGGCCGGCCGCCGCCGTCGCCGCCGACCTCGCCGCCCGACCCCGCGCCGGATGGCCACCGCGCCGCGTCGAGCTCGCCGAGATCCGCGGCGACACCACCGCCACGACCATGGGCCTCGCCGAGCAGGTCATCGCCCGATCGATCCGCCACCCCAACGACCCGATGCTCGACGCCCACATCGCCGCCACCACGAGGCTGTGGCGCAGCGACGCGTGGGTGTTCACCCGCCGCGGCGCCGGCCCGATCGACGGCGCGTACGCCCTCGCCGGCGCCGTGCACCTCGCCCGTACGTTGCCGCCCGCACCGCCGCCGCTCGCCGTCGCCTGACCAGACGAATCCGGACAAAAAAAGACCAT